CATAGTTTATAATTTATAGTTTAAAAGAATTAACAAGGATCAACATTGGTTATTACACCGTTAACAACAGTAAAGTATCCTGGAACATTACCAGGAAGAGTTGTTGTATAGTCTCCATCTGGTGCATTATCATATGTTAAAACATTATCTTTTGACTGTGTAGGAACAAATACTTCACATCCATTTTCAGGATCTGCATCACATTCTGCTGTCATGTATACGGTTACATCACCACCTCTTCCTACGCAAGTTCCACCAACTCCTGCATATCCTTTATTAAAAGGAAGATATACAAGAGGGTCTGAGCCAGTGGGTGGTTCACAACAAAGATCTACAGGAACTTCTCCATAGAGACCTCCTGTTGGGTAACCTCCTTTAGTAGTTACTATTAAACTACCTGGCACTATATTGCCACCTTTAGTATATCTAATAAATGCTCTTTTCTTTGACATATCTTTTTTGTATTATTAAGTTTAAGGAGTACAAGCAACACCATTATCTGCTACTATACCGTTAGAATCAATTGTGTATTTTAAAGAACCTAATTGGTAGTAACTTCCAGGTGTTGGACTAAATGGAATTGTTCCAGTTGGTTCAGAATAAACTTGACACCCTAGTTCAAAAACAAGTAAACAACCTTGACGAATATATACTTCAATAAAACTTCCAGATAAACAAGTCAAGTCTGTACTATCTAACAAGCTTATTTTGTAAACAGTGTCAGTAGGATCACATGGCTGCCCTAAATCAAATATAGAACCATCTTGTGTTATTTGATATCTAAAAGTTCCTAATTGAATATATCCAAGTTCTAAAGGAACTGTACCAGCAGCATCTTCATAAACTTTACATCCTATAGTAGGATTATTAAAACACTCGTTTGTCATATACACAGTAATGACAGATTGAGGAGAAAAACAAGAAAGTGTACTTGTTCTAGCTACAGATCTTGGAAGTAATACATCTCCGCAGCACAAATCAGGAGTCACTTCTACATAGAGACCATCCACTGGATAACCTCCACTTGTAGTGACAATAAGACTTCCTGGTATTATTTTACCAGACTTAGTATATTTTACAAAACCTCTTTGTTTCTTTCCCATATTAGCAAGATATTATTGTTACTGTGCAGTTAGACGATACTATAGTATTTGGATCTTCTACACAGATTTGTAAATTAAATATTCCAGTTCTAGTTAAACTTCTACCACTACAATCTACCCAAGCTAAACTACCTAAAGAAGATGTAGAAAAAGCAGTGTACAAACAACCCTGACCTCTTTCGTATAAACCAATAGAAGGAGTTGTTACACTTACAGGTGCTCCAGAATAATCTAAAGGCTGACTAACAGGTGTACCTATTTCAATTAGATTACCATTTATAGTTGGTCTAAAGTTCCATGTTTCTGGTGTAGGAGGTGTTTGATCTTCAAACATATCTTCTGAAGTTACATTTTCAGTTGATCCTATTGTATGACCAAGATTAGGACCTAAAGCACTATATGTATTGTTTGAAAAACTAATTCTAGGTAATGCTTGGAAAGCAATTCTATTAAACGTTTGTGGTGTTGTACAAGCTACTCCACCATAACTCCAACTTGTAGAATTAACATAAGAAATAAATGCGTTATTTCTAATATTAAAAAGAACACTTGTTAATTGTGTACAGCTTGTTGTTGATGTATTATAATTCCATAAATAAGTAGAAGGATAAGGAAGTTTTGGACAACTTGCAGGTTGATAAGTTGGAAAGTTTTCAGCTCCTACTCCAAAGTTTGGTCCTACATATCTAGATTCTGAATTTTCTATAATAACATTGTTATAGAACTTTATATCACTTGCTGCTATTGCGAAAGATCCGCAACTATTTACATAAGAAACACTACTACAATTTACAATTTTGTTATAGCAGAATGTAATATTAGATACAACTTGACCAGATGTATTAGATCCAAATTCTGCAACACCAGGACAATCTATAAATGTATTATATCTTACAACACTATTGCTATTAGAATTAATAAATTCAACAGCTCCACCATTCCATGAAAAGGTTTCTGCCCAAGACCAAGCTCCTTTAATTGTGTTACGTTCAATAATATTATTTGTTCCTCTTACTTCAACACCTACAGATCCATAAGATCCGTTTGTGTAAGGGTAGCAGTTACCAAAATTTTCTAAATAGTTATTACTAAACAAGTTATTACTACCTGCTGATATGATTCCATATCCTACATTATTCATGTAGCAGTTTCTAACAATCATATTATTACATGTGTTAGCACCAGATCCTTCACCTAGTTGAAGAGGTTTACCAGTAACAGCACCTCCAACCTTACGTCCTGTCAAAGGATACCCTGGTGTTGAAACAGGATCCCTTGGATCATTAAACTGTAAGTTTTCTATAATAATATACTCTGCACCTAAAAATTGTAAGACAATTCTGTTCCAAGAATCTATAACACTTCCTGTAGGGTAGAGAAAGTTTGGAAGCTCAGCTGTAGTATCTCCATATGCAGTAAATGTAATTGGAGCAGTGGCTGTTCCTTTAGGACAAGTTCCTCCATATGCTACAGACCACCATCTAAATCCTCCAAAGGTTCTATCTACACAGTAGAAAGTATCACCTCTTTTAAAGAAGATGGTATCACCTGCTCTAATAGTTCCAGCACTAGCTGCACTTTGTAATTGAGCAAGAGTTTTCCAAGGAGTGTTTAATCCACCATTAGAAGTAGTTCCTGTATAGGAGGACGATACGTAAAAAAATGCCATTATTTTTTAGGTTTGGGTTTAGGTTTACCACAGCCACAGCCGTAGATGTTTGTATTCTTTGTCATTTTTATATAGTTTTAAGTTGGAAATGCATACCATCAGGTTTTCTCCAAGTTCCTCCCCAATCAAATCCCACATCTGTAAAACATTTTACAAAACCTGGAGAAAGTTTAGGACTGCATCCAAAACAGTTTGCATAAGCATTTAAGTCTATAGCTACACCCCAAGAGTGTAAAGACATTGTAGAACCGCCACGTTTTTTACGTATATTAAAGCAACCATCCCAAGTTTTAAGTTCATTTACATGTCCTGTAGCTATTAAATTTTGAAAAGCTTTAGACAAAGGAATTACTAAATCTTTGTTACAATAGATTCTTTTAGGAATCATACCTATTTCTAAAATACTAGGAACATCCCACATAATCATATGAGGATTAGAATCACTAGGAGGTCCGTATTTTCTAAGACATTGTGCTGACGTAAGCATAAACTATTATTTAGAGATTAGTATTGTTACTAAAGCTATCAGTCCTGTTCCAAGTAACACGTCTGTAAACTTCTTCTTCACCTTGTATTTTCTATACTCCTTAGCTAGTGTAGCATATTGCTTCTTAGAGTCTTCATATAAAGCATTATAAGCCTCACCCTTTTTCTTCTCATTACGAAGTTGATCGTTGAGATTAATCTCTTTTAGCTTACCTGTAAGAATCAAGCTATCTTTAAAAGAAAGCTTTTCCTTAGTAATTGTAAGTTCTTCTTCTGTAAGAGCAAGAAGGGCTTTAGCTGAATCTCCTACAATAAGATCTTCAGCTATTTGTTTAGCTACATCTGTAGGCATGCAGATAGCGTCAGATGTATCCTGACTATATACAGTTATACTAAAGAGTATAATACCAAAGAGTATAATTAATTGTTTCATATTAGTAGTTGTATCTGTCTTTAAAGAAGTTATCTAACTGAGTGGGAGTGTACTTTTTAGTTTTCTCCTTTTTCTCGTGGTAGTATTCTTTTATAATTGTTTTACTCTGTCCTACGTTCTGTAGTTTCCAATCTAATTCAATGATGACATTCTCAAATTTCTTAGATGACTCAGCTAGAGAGTCTTGTTTAGCCTTAAGCTCAAGATTCACTTTATTAATACTGTCAATCTGAGCTTTGATATACTCCTGCTCTTTCATCTTTTCTTTCTTGGTAAAGATGTTTAGAAGTATAAATAATAGCACCATAGCTCCTACTACAGCAGCTATGGTGAAGATTTTCCATTTACTAGATTTCTCATGTTCTGGAAAGTAAATAGGTTCTTGGGTTGTTTCTTCCATATTAATCAGATTCAGTTTCAGATTCCCCTTCTTGTATATAGACAGGTTCTTCTGCAAAAAAGTTAGAAAGTATTTTACCTATAACACCTATAATCAAAGAAGTAACTGCCATAGGTTTATAATCCATTATCATAGTAGACATAGAAGTGATAGAAAAAATACCAAGTAAAGAATCTCCAATCTTCCTAGCTTTCTTAGGAGTAGGAGCCCAGTATGACTTAATACTAAACTTGGTTTTTCTTGACTTATTTTTCTTCTTAGTCTTCATTAAACAATATTAGGATACATTTTAAATCCTCTCCATATCAAACCAGGTGCTCCAAAAGGTGTACCATCTACAGATATTAATTGCCAAACTTCAGTAGGTGCTATATCAGGCATTGGCGTTCCTGTTTCTCCACCAAGTAAAGGTCTATCTGCTGGAGATAAACCAGCAGTTACTAATGTATTACCACCAGCATTTATTATATACATAATTTGTCCAGCAGATGTAGGATAGGCATAGTTTATAGTAATTCCTGAACCTAATCCACCATAAAACTGATATATACCACCTTCTGTTATATCATAACCTGGTCCACCTTCGTAAGGAACTGTATCAATAGTAAACTGTTGAAAAGCTCCTATTTGTATTTCAGTTTGTATTTCTGTTATATTTTTTATAGCATCTTCTATAGCACAACAGAGTCTTTTCACTTTAGTTGTCAACCATGCTAATTGTTCAAATATTCCCATTGCCATATTAAATGTTTTTAAGGTATTTTTTTACATCGTATTCTTCTTCTGGTTTGTACCAGGGATCATGCTCAGGAAGATGAAAAGAAGTATTATTTGTCATCTTTCTATTATAAATAATTATCTCTAACGCTTTAACATCATTTGTTAGATTATCAATTCTAGTCTTGTCTATATTAGACTGAGCCAGTAGAGATTTTACATCTGCTCTGAGTTCGGAGATGTCTCTCCAAATAAGCATAGAAATTACAGTTACTAGGGCAGGAAAAAGATAAAGTTTTATGGTTGTCACCATACTGCCTTTAGGAGCTGATCCATTCATTATCAATCAGTTATAAAGTAAATTAAATAAATTAAACAGTGAGTAGGTAAATTCCTACAATATAATATACAAAAATTTTAAGCATTTTCCTTATTTTTAACACCCTAAAATCAAAAAAGTATGATAGAAAACGAGTACGAGAAGCTCAAGTTTCAAAAGAAACTGATAGATCAGTTTACAGAAGAGTTTAATAGACATCTGGGATATAGACCCATTGTTGTTACAAAAACTACTCAAAAAGCAAGTGGTCCTTTAGAGCTTATGAGTTTAACAGAACTTAAGGATTATTTTGAACCGTTCTTACCAACACTGTATGATAAAAAGGTTCCATTAGATGCTAAATGCAGAATACGTGAAATTATAGAACTAAGGCAGATGTATTTCTACTTAGCTAGGTCTATGGGATATAAGCTAGTGTTTATAGCATATTCTTTAGGTAAAAAAGACCACACTACAGTTGTACATGCATTAAACACCTTTCATAACTTATTGGAAGTAGATGAAGGATACAAAAACAGATTTCTAACCATATTAAATTACATTAAATCCTTAAAAAATGGGTCACCAGCTTTGGCAGACAGCGATAAAGTACAAGATAACGCCTAATCAGCTTTACTTTCTGGACTGCTGCAGGGAGAAGATTAAGCCTAGTCCTATTATTAATACAGAAGCAGAAGCTAATATCTGTAAACTTAAGGGGTTTATAACAGATGAAGGAGAAATTACAAACTTAGGAAGTGTAATACTAAACGAGTTTGAAACCTATCTTGTTAAAACCAAGAAGAAAGTCACTGCAGAAGTGTTGGGTGAAGACTTCTTAGATAGAGTTAAAGAATACAGAGAATCTTGGCCAGGTAAACGTCTTCCCAGTGGTGAGCTAGCTAGACAGAGCGTACAAGAACTTAAAGATAAGTTCGTATGGTTCTTCAAGACCTACCCTGAATATGACTGGGATTTGGTATTGGATGCTACAGATTACTATAACATTGTATACGAGCGTAAAAGGTATCAGTATATGGTGACCAGTAGTTATTTTATCAAGAAGAGTAACCCACAGACTAAGGAAACAACGTCTAAACTAGCAGATTATTGTCAGGAACTTCTAGATAATCCAAACATTTTGAACGAAATAAGATAGAAAGAAAAACTTTTTTCTTTCAAAAAATCTTCTTATATTTACATTCCAAAGAGACACTACGTATGGAGAAGATAGAAAGGCCTTTTGGTGCTAGAACCTATTCAGAGATTCTTAAAGAAGGTCTCCAATATATAAATGACAGAAGACTAGGGAAAATCAAATCTTTTAAGACCCCATGGCCAACACTGAACTCAGCGGGTGTTGGTGGTTTAGAATGGGGGAGTATGCTAACTATAGGTGCAAGACCTGGTGCTGGTAAGACCATGTTTGTTTCTCAACTTATAAGAGAAGCTCGTCACTTAAATCCTGGACAAGATTTTAATGTTTTAGAATTCCAGTTTGAGATGGGTGCTAAGCAATCAGCTTCAAGAGCTTTTGCTGCACACGTTGGACTGGACTATGACATTATCCTTAGTACAAGAGAACAGGTGGACGAATTCTCCTTAAAGATAATGAAAGAACACATGGAGGAAACAGCTATACTAGAGGGTCACGGCATCCATAGATTGCAGATAAATAATCCGCTGACACATAAGGATATGGAGAAAGCTATTCACACCTACTATAATGCATTAGGTGGTAAGCCAATGGTTGTATCCGTAGACCATAGCTGGTTGATTAAGAAATCACCAGACGAGAAAGAAAAGCTTAACACTTTGTATAACACTGTAGAGATGTTAATGAGAGTGAAGAACGAGCTTCCTATCATCGTCCTAATGATCACCCAGCTTAATAGAAGTATAGATGAACCAGCTAGAAAGACACCAGGCTCTATAGCCAACTTTCCTACTAGTTCAGATATATTTGGTGGTGACGCTCTTATGCAGGGCTCAGACATGGTGCTAGTATTAACTAGACCCTATAAAGCTGACATCCCTGTGTATGGACCAAAAGAATATGTATGTAACAAGGAAGACTTGTTCATGCATATTATAAAGTCACGTAATGGTTCTGACGACACTAATCTTATCTTTATAAGAGGTGACTTTAACAAACAAAAGATGTCTGAGACTATCGAACCAGCTTCTAATAATCCCACTGGTAGATTTGTACCAAGAAGAGCTGGTGGTTCTGGTAGAGGAAGACAAGCTGAATCCGCAGATCTTAATATTTCATAACTACAAAATCACAACAAACATGTCAACATTTCAACTGTCAGATCAAGTATCACAGGACGCTTGGAAAAAAGGAAAATTAGAAGCTATTCGTAGCTATCATCAAGAACTCATTAATGATCTTGGTGTAGCTAAGACAGACTTCAACATGAAAATGCCATTCTATGATGATCAAGGTAGAATGGTGGTAGGTATCTTTGCCTCAGAGTTTAAGAAAGAAAAAGGTTTCTTCTTTGAACTAATCACTAGAAGCTTAGATCCTATTGACTCTGAACGTAAAGTGTATAGAGTACCACCAAGTAGTTCTTTTGACGAAGAGTATGAACTTAACGAAAAAGGATCTTATCTTGTACCACTAGACGAACTCAGAGTAGTAAACGAACAATCTGTTGCTATTAGTAAAGCTTCTGCTGTAACTAGCAGTGACAAAATGTTAACTAAATCTTTTACGCCTGAGCCTAAGTACAAAGCTCCTGCTCCTATGGAAGATGCACCATATAGTGAAATGACTATAAGAGACTACTTTGCCATACAAACAGGTAGACCCGTTAGTGCTAAGACTTGGTTAAATGATTTGATTAAAAATAATAAATAACACATATGGCACAAGGGATCTTAATCATTGCTGAGTCCGGTGCTGGGAAATCCACCAGTATTGAGACGTTAAACCCCAAAGAAACGTTTATTGTAAACGTTGCGAACAAACCCCTTCCTTTTAGAGGTTGGAAGAGTAAGTACACACTATGGAGTAAAGAAAACCCAGGTGGTAACATGTACGACAAGTGTAATCCTGAAAGCATTGAAGCTTGTCTAAAGTATGTAAGTGAGAAACGTCCTGAAATCAAAAACATTGTAGTGGATGATTTTCAGTATATGTCTTCATTTGAATTCTTTGACAAAGCTGATGAGAAAGGATATGAGAAGTTCACTAAGATTGGTGCACACTTAGCTAGAATAGCTAGGATGCCAAAAGATCTAAGAGAAGATCTTATGATTTTCTTCTTGACACATGCTGAAGAAGCTACGGATTTAGAAGGTAAGCGTAAGTTTAAAGCAAAAACTATTGGAAGAATGGTTGATGAAAAACTTACGTTGGAAGGACTTTTTTCCATAGTTTTGTTTGGTAAAGCCAAGAAGAACAAAGATGGTGTGATACGTTATGTATTTGAAACCCAGACTAATGGTGAAAATACATGTAAGAGTCCTAAGGATATGTTTCCCACCTTTGAGATCATGAATGATCTAGAGTATGTAAGACAAGCAATTATAAACTACGAGAATTAATAACAATTTAAATTTAAAACACATGTTTAGTACACAAGGACAAGATGTCAAACAAGGAGGAGGAATTCCTAAGTCATTACAAGCTGGAGTAGTTTATGCTCACATCCACAGTGCACAAGTTAGAGAATCTAAAAACACTGGAAAGAAAGCATTAGAACTGGTTCTAGAAGGACCAGAGTTGGAGAACTTTGAAGGTTGGTTGGTAGATCGTAACGAAGAGAACGGACCTAAGTTTAAAGGTCAGTCTTCTAAAGTTATGGCAACTACATGGACAGATCAACATAACGAACCAAACGTTATGAAGAATGAAATCATGTATAAGCTCACTGTTATTGCAGACCAACTGGGTGTAAGAGAAGATGTTAATAAAGTATCTGCTGAAAGTCTAGAAGAGTGGGTTGCAAAAACTGTAGCTATTCTTAAAGGACAAGACGCTTATTTCTTCTTGAAAGGTCAGGAAGAAGAGTATAATGGAAAAACAATCATTAAACTTTCTTTGCCAAAGTATAAGTTTGTATCTTTGGACGAAAGTAAAATTGATAAGTTTGACAAGAACAACAAGTATCATTACAAAGCATTAGAAAACAAAACTATTTCTGGTTTTGAACCAGCTGGTAATGATGATTTCAGCATGTAAACCTTTTTCTCATACGTAGGTAAATCGGGGGGTGTTTCTACACTCCCCTCTTTTAATTTAGATATGTATGTTTAAAATTAAAAATTTAGTCCACGATGTAAAAGATGTACCTACGTCCTTTATATTTGAGCATTTCTGTCCTCTTAGAGAAAAACTAACAGGTCAGGATGTAAAAATAAAAAGTATGTTCAACCCTAAGGAACGTACACCAAGTATGTGCATTTATGTAGATGGACAGAAGATATATAAATTCAAAGATTTCTCTACAGGGAAGGGAGGATCTGGTATAGAGATGGTTAAACTACTTCATGGTATTTCTTATCACCAAGCTTGTAAACTAGTTGTAGAAAAGTATAATGATTATGTTCTCCATAACAACGGAGGCTATGACATTAAAGAATTCAAACAGGCTAGCAAGTATAAGGTGACAAGCTTTAAGATTAGGAAGTGGTCTACCCAGGACCAGTATTTCTGGACTCAGTTCAATATTGGTTCAAAGCTTCTAGAAGAGCATCATGTAAAACCTTTGGAAAGTTACTCTATGGCAAAGGATGATAATGAGCTCTGCATAAAAGGACTTTATCTTTATGGTTATTTCAAAGAAGATGGTACTCTCTATAAGATATATCAACCCAAAACTCTTGATAAGAAATTTATTAAAGTGGTTAGTTATGTCCAGGGGATGGAACAGCTTCAGAAACATCCTAACTTAGTCATCACATCTAGTCTTAAAGATGCAATGTCTATTAAATCTCTTAAGCTTGATATAGACGTTATAGCTCCTGATAGTGAAAACACTATGCTAAAGGAGGATGTAATAAATGATCTATCTGAGAAGTTTAAAAACATCATTCTACTTTTTGATAATGATGATGCAGGTTTGGAGTCTATGAAAAAATATAAAGAGAAGTATCCTTTTGTAAAAATAGCTGTTCTACCTATGAGTAAAGACGTGTCGGATTCTATAAAAGACTATGGAGCTAAAGAAGTTCGTAACAGATTAGTTCCTATCTTAGATAAAAAAATACAGAATGGCTAAGAAGAAAGCTACAAGAAAAACCCAAACACCAAAAACTCGGAATGCAGGTACCATGACGGAATCTGCATTCTGGAGTTTTATACGATCTGCACTTAGACAAAAGTCTAGATGGTGGAAACCTATAGGTCAGGCTAAAGCAAAAGCTAAAAGATCTTATAAGGGTCCGCTTAAAAGACAGAAGTTTGAGTATCAGTGTGCAGAATGTCTCAACTGGTTTCCTGATAAGGAAATTAATGTTGATCATAGAATACCTGCAGGTACACTAAGATGTGCTAATGATCTTCCGGGTTTTGTAGAAAGACTCTTCTGTGAAGTGGATAATCTTCAAGTGCTCTGTACAACATGTCACGATAGAAAAACACAAAATGAAAAAACTAAAACCGTTAAGTAGAGAGTTTCTTCTAAAGAGAGGATTCTGTTGTCATAACGGTTGTTTAAACTGTCCTTATAAAATGAATAACACCGTAGAATTATTAGGCTACTATGGATCTGATGAGATTATAGCTTGCTCAGCATGGACCAGTACATCCAGAGAGCTTACAGATGATAAGAAAGAACGTATCCCAAAACTTATAAACATGCTTTGGTCAGAAGGACATGAAACACCATTTGAGAAGGGATCCGTACACTTCTTAGTAAACTGTGACATAGCTTCACACATTCATCTTCTTAAGCATAGGATAGCTAGTATCAATGCAGAGTCTGCTAGATATAAAGAGCTAAAGGAAGATAAAATGTATATTCCTGAAGATTGGCCTATATCATTAGGAATGAAGTTATTACAACACACAAGATTAAGTGATGTCTTATACCATGAGGCATTAGAAGAACTCACTCCTATATTGGGGCGCAAGAGAGCTAAAGAGTCTGCTAGGTTCTTTAAGACTTACAACTCTCAGATACAAGCTGATGTACAGTTTAACATGAGAAGCTTTGCTAATTTCTTAAAGCTAAGAATGTCAGAACATGCTCAGGTGGAAATCAGAGAGATAGCTAGTCAGATGTTAAAATTAGTCCAGGATATTCCTGGATCACCATTTCAAGAAACATTAAAAGCATGGGGTTATGAGTAAAGAGATAACCAAAGATGATTTAAAACAAGAAGTCTTAGATCAAATTAAACTTGATATAGATTGTGGTGAATATGAAGCTCTTGAAACTTTATTAGAATTCTGTTCTATGGAGTCTCTTATAGCATATTTACCAGAAAGCGTATGGAAAAAGTATAAACATTTAATTCAACAATAATGGCAGAACTACACAACACCATAATGGGAAAGAAACTTATAGAACATACTCTTCCTGAGATAGCTAGACAGCTAGAACGTATTGCTAATAATTTAGAGCCAAAAAAGTTTTCAGAATCAATGATGTCATCATTAAATAGTTTTGTTAAACACTATCCAAATGATGAAGAACTTGGAAAAGAAATCAGAAAATTATGTCAATAGAACACACCCATAGTGATAAGCTCACTAAAGAAAAAAATGAGGACATTATTAGTTCTCATAAACTTATAGAATTTCTTGAGTATGAAGAAGCTCTTACTAAAGACAAGGAGACTGCTAAAAGAATTAGAAAGTTACTAAAAGATTTAAAGATATGGAGTTAGAAGATTTAATGAATGAGTCTGTAGAAATCCTAGAACAAGGATTCTATAGTAGACAATTTGAGTTTTCCTACAGTAGTCTTAATAAGCTACTTTGGAATCCTGTAGTTTTCTATCAACTTTATATTCTTGGTAATAAAGAAGAAAGACTGGACCAGCATCTCGTAAATGGGAAGCTGGTTCATAATCTTCTTTTAGAACCAGAGAAGTTTGATGAGCAGTTTATGGTTAGCCCGGCTAATCTGCCTACAGGTAATCCAAGAATGGTTATAGATAGAGTGTTTACTCACTATCAAGAGTTGGTTAAAAACGGTGATCAAAGAACAGAGCTTAGAGAGTTTGATAATGCTATACTAGACATTATGAAAGACATGTCTTACCATCAAGCTTTGAAGACAGACCAGCAAAGACTGGACAAAATCTTTACAGCAGAGTGTGAAAACTATTGGAACTTTCTTAAAGCTAAGGGTGGTAAAACATTATTAGATCAAGAGACTTATGACTTCTGTCATAACGCTGTAGAACTAATTAAAACCGACTCTCAGATATGTAAACTTATAGGATGTAACCCATCTGAGTTTGACAACATAGAAGTTTTAAACGAGATACCATTAAGTTGTAAGATTAATAACAAACCTTTTGGTCTTAAAGGAATTATAGATAATTTAGTTATTGACCATGACAAAAAAGTTTTGTATATTAATGATGTAAAGACCACTAGTAAAGACTTAAAAGATTTTCCAGAGTCAGTTGATTATTATAACTATTGGCTACAAGCAGCTATATATGTAAGCTTAGTAGTTACTAAATATTCATACTTGATTGATCAAGATTACGACTTAAAATTTAACTTTGTAGTGATAGACAAAAACTATTCTGTCTATCCTTTTGAAGTTTCTGAGCAGACGTTAAATCTATGGCTGACAAAACTTGAAGAGTCTTTAAATAAAGCAGAGTGGCATTATATAAACAAAAGGTATGATCTTCCTTATGAGTTTGCAATAGGTAGGGTCCGCCTGTAAATAAAAAAGTCATGATAGATAAACTATACAACAAGTACTTTCAGAAGTCTAAGTCGTTTCTCTATCCAGCATTGGGTATTAAAAAATCCAGTTATGGACCAGAAAATACATATCTATCTATAGATGGTCTCATAACTCCAGAAGAGATGAAGCTAATATGTGTTTTCAAAAAGTCTGACACTGAGAAGTTTAAAGTGTTTGAAGAGCAGCAGATTCTCACCAATCCCTTGTACGTGAAAAAGATAGATGCAGAAAGTAAAAACATATATGTGTTTGATCTTTATCTGTACAAGGATGATTGGATGTATTTTATGCTCGGAAAGTATTCTAAGTTTTCCACCGTGCTGAGACGTGCTATAAGAATGTATTATGGAGAAACATCAGGAGAATATAAGTATTTACATACCTTTTTAAATCCTGATGAGTATTTCAATAAGTATGCAGATCTCTTACAAATGGATGTAGATATCCTTAAAAATGTAGGAGAGTTATGTAATCCTTGCAATAAAGACAAAGAAACTTTAAAAATTTCTTTAGAAAATTTGGAAGTTTTGCAAGAAAACCAATAATTTTGTTATTAAACTAATTAGTATGAACAAATCAATGATTCTTATCACCTCTACATGGGGTAATAGAAAGACTTTTAAAATGATGCCAGCTTCACAAGATGCTCCTTATAATGAGTGTATTTTTGATCTGGATAGTAAAGTGTTAGCTGTAATTGGAAAAGAAAAGAAACAGTCTATGCACATGGTTGCTAAGCTCACCGAAATGGGTGATGTACAAAGAATGAAAATTGGTAAGAGAGAAAACGGTAAAGATTACGCAGAAGAGCGTAAGACTTTAGAAACGTTTTACGAATACTATATTGAAGAAATGTCTGAAGTAGAAAGCTTTATTAAAATGTTTGCTATTAACTCTGATGAGTTTAATACCAAAGAATTTTTTACAGCTGCTACCCAAGCCCCACAAACCAGCAACCTCCTAACTAGTATCTAGTCCTTTTTTGTGTGATCCAAAAATTAGCAGATTTTATATCTGCTTTTTTTGGCTTTAGTAAAAGGGGGAACAGCTTAACTGAACGTATAGACATATGAATCAACAAGAAAGAGCTCACTGGGTGATGGACTATGAAACTATTTGCAACTGTTTCATAGCAGTTTTTCAACACTACAAAGACCCTGGTGTAAGAAAAGTGTTCGTTGTTTCCGAACAGAGAACAGACTTTCTAGAATATATAAAGTTTCTAAACACATGTGTTGCCAAAAAAGAGTGGCATATATCCTACAACGGTATAAACTTTGATGCTCAAATTACAGAGCAGATTCTTAAGGAGCAGTCTAAGCTTCTTAAAATGGAAGCTAAAGACTTGGCTGCTTACATCTATTCTTATGCACAGTCTGTTATAGATAAGTCTAACAAAGGTACCTTCTTGGATTATGCTCCCTATAAGATGAAGGTTAAGCAGATAGATCTGTTTAAGCTTAATCACTGGGATAATAAAGCTAAGATGTCTAGCCTGAAGTGGATACAGTATTCCATGGACTGGGGTAATGTAGAAGAGATGCCTCATCCGCATTATGAACCTATCCATACCGAGCAGCAGCTTGAAATGGTTGTTAACTATTGTATTAATGACGTACTCTCTACTAAAGAAATACTTCATCACTCCAAAGAACAGATAGCACTTAGACAGACTCTCACTAAAGAGTATGGTATAGATTTATATTCAGCTTCTGAGCCTAGAATATCTAAAGAACTATTTCTTTATTTTCTACAAGAACGCCTTGGTTGGGAGAAGGCCCATATCAAAACGCTTAGAACTAAGCGGGATTATATTGTACTAGCAGATTGTATCCTTCCTTATGTTCAGTTTAATACACCGGAGTTTAACAAGGTGCTAGATTATTTCCGTACAAAGGTGATTACATCTACTAAAGACGGATTTAAATACAGCATTGACTTTAAAGGTGTTAAGACTGACTACGGACTAGGTGGCATCCATGGTGCAGCTAGTTCTGGAGTGTATGAAGCTAAACCAGGCTGGACTATTATGACCAGTGACGTTACTAGTTTCTATCCCAATCTAGCTATTAAGAATGGTTTTCATCCTGAACATCTACCTGCTAAAGAGTTTAATCATTTGTATGAGTGGTTCTTTGAAGAGAGGAAAAAGATTCCTAAGACAGACCCAAAGAACTACGTGTACAAGATTATTCTGAATAGTACCTATGGTCTAACAGGTGACGAGAATAGTTTCCTGTATGATCCTAGAATGACTATGCAGATTACTATCAACGGTCAGCTACTATTATCAAAACTTGCAGAAATGTTAAGTTTTGCTATTCCAGAGTGTCAGCCTTTAATGCTAAACACAGATGGTTTGGAGATGATGATACCAGACTCTAGAGTGGACGACTATATGAAAGTGTGCTCTGAATGGGAAAAGCTAACACAGCTAGCCCTTGAGCATGACCAGTATAGTAAGATGGTTATTAGAGATGTTAACAACTACATGGCTATTACTCAGAAGGGTAAGGTAAAGTGTAAAGGAGCTTTTGAATGGGAAGATTTGTCTAAGAAAAAGGTAGCAACCTTCCACAAGAATAAGTCTTTCCTTATTATACCAAAAGCTATCTATGCCTATTTCGTGAACGGAACCAAGCCTGAAGATTTTCTAGATGCTAATACAGATATTTACGACTACTGCGGTGGTGTTAAAGCTAAATCTGGTTGGCATTTTGAAGAACGTAAGATAGTTGATGGTGAAGTGTTTAACAACAAGCTACAGAAAATCATTAGATATTATATATCTAACAATGGAAGTAAATTAGTAAAGTGTCATCAAGACGGACGTGAGATCCAGGTAGAATCTGGAGAGTGGTTACAGACCACAGTTAATCAATTAGATCCTTCTAAAGCTTTTGATTCTTATGATATTAACAAGAAGTATTATCTACAAGAAATCTATAAAGAAATAGAAGGAATACAAGCTGTAACTTTTAATAAGTTTACACAGCTATCTTTATTTTAAAATTTTAAACCAACAACAATGCCTCCTAAAGTTCCTTTTTATACAGAGTACCAAGTTAGAAGTGCTAGTCTCCCTAATCATGGGGGACGTTATGCCGTGGTACCACACGGTGATGTTATAGATAATGTAAAGTATGAATTAAAAGCAGCTGGTTTTAATATAATGAGTGAGCAGTATAAGCTCAGCAACGAAGGTAATATAGCTCAAGGTGTATATCACCTAGACTATGGAAATGATCAAGACATGGGTATGATGTTTGCTTGGTCTAATAGTTATAACAAAACTATGAGATTTAAGTGTGGCATCGGAGCCCATGTATTTGTATGTATGAACGGTGTACTAAGAGGTGACATGGGAAGCTATTCTCGTAAGCATTCTGGTACAGCTCTTCAAGATGTGGTAGCTCAGATTAAAAATCAGATACATGCAGCTAGAGAACACTACGACAGACTGTTACAAGATAAAGCTATGCTTAAGAATGTAATGTTATCTCCTAGAGAGAAAGGTAGAATTCTTGGTGAGCTGTTTGCTCAGGATGAAATCCTCACTCTGACACAAGTGGGTATAGTTAAGCGTGAAATGGATAAACCCACTCACACTTATCACTCTCATATTGATTCAGCTTGGACTATGTATAACCATATTACATTTGCTCTAAAAGAATCTCACCCTAGTACATACATGTCTGATCATGAGAAACTTCATGACTACTTTGTAAAGTATAACGGTGTAATCACTCCAGTACAAACTGTTCAAACATCTGGGTCAGATCATGACTTAGATATTGCTCTCACTGAGCAAGAAGAGTTTGGTGTAACATTTTTATAATAACCATGGGGGAAGATTTTTTCTTCCCCCTTTTTTTATTTGTTATGGAAAACTATAAAAGAAAAAACACTATCTTTGGATGGATAAAACATATTATTCTTTGTTTTATATCACTTTCTAAAAACCCCACAAAATGATCATTGGAATATCAGGATACGCAGGTTCTGGTAAAGACACCGTAGGAAAAATTATACAGTATGTAATGGGCGGTAAAAAAGACCCATTTAGCTTCTCTATAGAAGATGCAATTAATAAACCAGAAGAGTACGACTGGGTGTTAGAAGAATCTTCTGATTGGGAAATAAGAAAGTTTGCAGACAAACTTAAAGACATAGGAGCTCACCTACTTGGTGTAGATGCTGAAGACTTTGAAGATCCAGAGTATAAAAAAAGTATTCTACCGTCAATGTGGTGGACGACTTGTGATGAAGGTTTACAACCTATGACTGTTAGAGAGTTTCTTCAGAAACTTGGTACAGATGCTATGAGAAATGGACTACATACTAATGTATGGGTAAATGCTCTTATGGCTGACTATGAATGTGTACCGGCAGACAGAGCTCCAGGGGGATGGGATTGCGATAACTGGGTTATTACAGACACAAGGTTTCCTAATGAAGCTAAAGCTATTAAAGAAAGAGATGGTATTATCATCCGTATAGACAGACCAGGATGTAAACCTGTAAACGCTCACCCTAGTGAGACTAGTCTAGACAAATGGGACTTTGATTATAAGATAGCAAATGTCTCTGATTTATTTTCTTTAAAACTAACCGTTGAAACTATTCTTAAACACGCTAAACTTTTATGATACTATCAGACAAAACAATTTTACAAGAAATGCAACAAGGGAATATTGTTATTGATCCCTTTAATCAAGATCATCTAAACCCTAACAGTGTAGACTTAACACTTAATCCTCACTTCAAGATTTATGAACCAGGTGTACTGGACGTTCGTAAACCTAATAAAGTTTGGGAGTTTATAGTTCCTGAAGAAGGTTTTATTCTTAAACCTAAGCAAGTTTATCTATATGCCTGTAATGAAAGAATAGGTATAAAGAAAAACATACGAGCTAAGGTGGAAGGTAAAAGCTCTTTAGGAAGACTTGGATTATTCATACATGTAACAGCTGGATTTATAGACACAGGTTTTGAAGGTAGTTTAGTTCTAGAACTAGTGGCTACTAGAGAAATCAGAATCTATCCAAACATGAAGATATGCCAAGTGGAGTTTGCTAGGGTGGAAGGTGAGATATTAGAAACGTACGATAAGAAATCTGGTAGTAAGTATTACGGTCAGTCTGGTGTACAAGAAAGCTTAATGCATAAAAACTTTTAAATGAAAACAGCACTTTATTTAGATGATCAAAGAACTCCAACAGAAACCATCCCAGGTTATCATCCCTGGAACGTAGTGAGAAACTACGATGAGTTTCAGAAGTGGATTATAGAAAATGGAATTCCTGATCTAATTAGTTTTGATCATGACTTAGCAGATGAACATGTCAATGACTATTATAACCAAGTAGCAACAGAAGGATTTCAAAATCCTAACTATGAGTCTTATAAAGAAAAGACTGGTATGGACTGTGCTAACTTTGTAGTGGAGTATTCTCAGAAGATGAATACACCTTTAAAACAATGTTGTGTACACTCACATAATCCTGTGGGTGCTAAGAATATTCAAGACTTTCTCAATGGGTTTAAAAAACACATGGGACAGGAAGAAAATTGCTTCATGATGAAGCATCCTTTTATTATAGAAACTAAAGCCAAAACTAAAAAGTAATGAGTATAAACCTTCTTGGGCAAGAAGATATATGTATTAAAGTGTATGACCCTGAGAAAAAAGAGTTACTAGCTACATATGACTCTTACAAAGAAGCATCTTCTAAACTTGGTCTAAGCTACAAAGTTATAAGTGGAGCAGTTAGAAATAAGACAAGAAGATTTTCTCAGAGATTTAATAAAGAGATAGCCATAAGAGTGGCGTCATCATCTAAAAAATAAAACTATGTTTGAAATTGTAATCTATGATCCATACTCTTGGATGTTTAACCTAGGAATATCTTTAAATAGATACCTAGAGAAAGATCACACTCACCACTGGGTGAGAAAAGAATTTGAGATAGGACTATTTTTCCTATCACTAAGATTCAACTTTATAATGAGTAAAACAAAAAGGGAAGATTAAATCTTCCCTTTTTTATTATCTTACATCTGTAAGTTTCTTCTCGTAGTAAACAAATCTGTTTACGTTATTTAGTATCGGTAGAGACTTTGATATTCTTAAAACATCTCTTTCAAAGTTCTGAACATTCTCATCATAATCATAACCTTCTACACCTGCTGCTGCTAGAGGTATATCCCACAAAGCTGTACCAACCGCTCTCTTAAGTGTAATCAATCCTTGTACAGAAGGAACAACTTGAGCAGTCAGATCACCAAATGCAGTTGGATCACTATAGAAAGTCAAGTCACGTTGCAATAGAAATGTTTGGTTGACAATTAAGTTCCATAGTTTAGCGTCATCATCGTCATCATCTGGAGCCATAGATTTTAAAGCAAAGTATAAAAGTGTAACACCGCCAACAGCAACCATTTCTGCAAACATCTTTCTTAAGTTTTCTCTTTCTATTTCCGAAAGATCATCCACTTCTTCAGAGAAAGCTGCTCTAATTAATGTTCTAAATCCAGAAAGACCTTCTTCTTTAAAGATTTTTCTAGCAAAGGTTCTGTAATATCCTTCTACATCCCTTTCTAAAAACTCATCATACTTTCTACCTTCAAACCTAGTAGCAACAGTTTCAGGAAGCCATGTCTTAAATAAGAACAGCAATCTTCCCCACACTGTATCTTTACCTTTTAATCCTGTTCTATTTGTAGAAAGACCATGGAGCTTCTTAGTAATCTGACCCACCTTTAAAATAAAGTCGTTGTACACAGTTTCAAAGTCTTCATTACCATTTAAAGAAGCATCATACTTACCAAACTTTTCTTCATTGAACTCAAGGTTTTTATCTAGCACTTCATATATATCAAACTCCCCTTTCTCAGTTTTAATCTTTTTATTAAAAGCTGTTGCAAGAGCAGTTTGAGATTTAAATATAAAGTCGGTTCCTTTCATCAATGTAAATGCATTAGGAATCATCCTCATTATATGTTCTTTCGTAGAAGTCTTAGATATTACACTATTCTGAAGAACACCATCTACAGTTTCAATAGTACCTATATCAGCCATGAATTTCATAAGCTTTTCAGCATCATCTGTAATTGCAGTACCCTTGCTCCAGTATTTTAAAATAGAATCTTTAACAAAGAAGGTTGCTTTTTTTATATCAGAATATTTAAAGTCAACACCACCATAAGCATGAATCACATTGTTTATTCCGCCCACCAACAAGTTTCTTAACGCAGAGAAAGGTTGAAGAGCCAATCCTAAAAGACGAGTATAGTTAATACTACTATCTAAAGACTTATTTAAACTAAGCATTCTACCACCAAGTTTATAATACTCAGTCTTCTTTTGATCAAGCTGTTTTTCTAATTCTTCTAACTGTTTCTCTGTTAATGTATCATCCTCATTCTCAAGCTTCTTTGTTATAGCAAGAATTTCTTTCTCAAGCTCTCTACCTTTAGCATAGTTTTCAGACTTATAAAGCCCTAGAGAAAGTAGTTCAAAACCATTATAAAACTTTCTAGATTTTAATAGTATTTCTCTTTCTGTTCTCACTCCATAAAAACTTCTCTTCACTTCAGACTCAACCATTCCCTGTAAGTTTCTAGGAGCCTTTGGATCAATTATAGTTTCTCCAAAGTCATTAATCTCTAAAGTCTTTTCAGTTTTCTGTATGATGTTGTTTATAGCATCTACGTAATCCTGAACCTGAAGTTTGTGTTTGTAAACAAGAGACATATCTGAAAACAACTTCATCATTGTAACCAGATCTTTAGACCTTTCTGATACAGGAACCTTTTCAGAAATGTACTTAGGTTTAAGAGAAAATATCTCTTTACCTGTAGCAGGATCTATAGTCTTCTTTTCTATATACTCTATAGATGTAAATGTCTTTAAGAAGAAATCACCCACACCATTTACCGTTTCTTTTAGATTAGTAAGTCCATACTCTTTTGCAATTCTTTCTGTAATAACAGGTAAGAAGTTACTCTGAAGATCGTCAACTTCCTCTTCTGGAAGATATGATAGAGAGTCTGTAATATTATTTCTAAAGAAATTATAGAACTCAAATAGTTGAGGATCAGAAGCTATCCTAGCAAAGTTAGGATCATAGTATTCTGTAGCTTTACCGTCTACAGATTTACGAGGAACTTTAATAGTATAATACATACCCTTGTAAGCATAGTTTGCTACAAGACTTGGTTCTCTAAGCTGTTGAATATATCTTATTGGGTTAGTCTCACTATCCCACTTATCTACATAATTTTTTACATACTCATCTTTAGTGATACCATCAGGGAGTAATATCTTTCCCCTATCTATATCATCTTCGATATCTATCTTATATCTTTCTTTTTGTTCTAAGAATCTTTTATAAAGTCTTTCTGATTCTTTAACTACATCTGCAGCTTCCATTCTAGTAAACCCTAGATTGAGAAGTTCAGCAACAGACTGATTTCTGTCTTCATCAGTGTAGTTCTCACTATCTAGAAAAGGAACAGCATTAAACAAGAATGTATTCTTGTTAATCCATTCATTGTAAAGATCATAAGCCTTTTTTCTTTTTTCAGTGTTACTACCTGCCTCATCCAACTGAGAGTTTAAAATTCTTCTTCTGGATCTGATTATATCATAATAGGCTTGAGAATATCTACCAACAAGTCCAAAGGTAGTTTCATTAAACTTATTTGTTTGTTCTTTAATAAATATCTCAAAACCGTTTTTAGCTATTTCAGGATTGTTTTTTATTCTTTCATAAGCTTGATCTATTGCACCATAGATTCTACCGTGTTCTTTAGAAATTTTTAAATTAGCCTCTTGTAACACTTTAGAAAGAAGATTAACAATAGGTACACCTGTTGTAGATATATCCCTCACTTCTGACGTGAGACGACCAACATCCGGTAAAGCTTTCAAACTATTATATAGTTTCTCAGGATCTATCTCTTTATTTTCTTTGGAGAAGTTTAAAGCTATAAGCTTAACAGATAGATCAACCATTCTTCTATCCAAGTCAGAAGCTTTTGATTCTATCTTACCTATTCTTTCTCTGTTCTCTTCTGAAATCTCAGACAAGTCTTTGAGTCCTAATAGGTTAACTATGTTGTTCCAAGTTTCAACAGCACGGTGAGCTACTCTCACCTCTCCCATTGTAGATTTAGTACTATTAACTACAACGTCCTGAGCCATGTCAAGATCTGTCTCAGCTAATAAAAATATATACTCAAGCTCATTCTTTTCTTTAAGAAGAGTTTTCTTTTCTATAGAGTCTTTGATAATGTCATTATAATACTTAGACTGTTTTATCTTCTCTTCTTTAGAAAGCTTGGGGTTGTTGTTCACTTTATCTCTAAGCTGTCTAGCTTCTGTAATTCTAAGATTTAAAACTTTAACCGATTTTCTAACATAATCAGTTAATGGTTTCATTTTCTTTGCAGCTACAGAACGATAGTAGGTTTGCTTAGTTGTCTTAACAGATCCTGTATTATATATAGATCTAACCTCACCTTTAGAATTACGAAATACTTTCATTCCGTCTACAGTGTACACCTTAGGTTCTTCCCCGGTTTGAGACCAGTCTCCATACCAGGATTTAAAATCAGAAGTGTATATGTTAACGTACAATCCTAAAGCAATCTCAGAAAGATCTGTAGTATTATTAATGTACTTTCCTACGTAAGGAGAAATAGATTGATTAACTACAACAGAAAAATCTGAAGGAACTCCATCAGAACTTTTCAGTTCTTTAAGTATTGCTGAGTATGCCTTAGAGGATTTACCGTCAGATAAATTCACTGAAGCTATACCACCATCTTTTGATCTTTTTACTAAACAAGCCATTGTTATATTATAGTTTACATTGATTTTCTAAAGCAAGTTCATTTGGTACTTCTGTTACTAAAGCTATATTAGTTCCTATTGACCTCATTGGGTTTTTAAAATCAGCTTCTACAAATGTACCCTTTTCATCTGTAACATTCTTGGTTAACACATAAGTTTTTTCTCTAGCTCTAGATACAGCAGTGTACATTGTTTGAGAATAGTTCTTAGGTGTAAGAATTAAATTACCATCTTGACCTGCTCTAACATGATTTCTTATGTTTTCTTCATTTACAAATGAGTGGTTGTAAGTCTGACCCTGCACTTTATGAGAAGACATTGCATAACCATGGAAGATACCAAAGATATTTTTTTCAGAAAGAGCCATCTTGTGTTTGTATAAGAAGAAACTTCCATCGTCTAATACGTATCCTTTTTGATCTCTACCATTTATGTTTCTTGTACTATACTTAGTACTATCGTTTATCTGTCTAGTAAAGCTCTTAGTTAAAGCTGTAAAAGAAACTAAACCATCTCCATAATAAGCAGTGATGTTATAAACAGGAACATCTACATATGCAGGATACTTAGCAGTTCCTAAATTCATGTTCTTAACTTCCTCTGATATGTTCTTTATAATAACTCTAGAGTTCTTAGCCAATTCTATGTTCTCTACTTTACCATCTTTATATAAGATCTCAGCATCTAAAATACTACCATTTAAGAATACAGCATCACCAGGTAAGAATACATTAGTTGCAGCTTGCTGTACCCCAAATAAAGTTTGTCTAATCCTAGAATTTATCTTAGCTGTTTCCGGATGGTTCTCGTTGTTATACATTATAATAACAGCATTTCTAGAATTGTATGGGTCATTTCTAAAGACATTAATGAACTTATCTACAAATCCGTCTTTATCTGCTGTATACATTACATTCTCACTAGAGATAGTAGTGTCTTTATCTAGAATACTTACAATCTTTAAAGGATTAGCAGCTGAGGATATACCCTCTTGAAGTCCTTTATTATAGTGATCAATAGCTCTTCTAAATCTAGAACCCAGGTTTGTTATATCTTGGTTCTTAGTACGCTCCACTATATATAAACCTACACTCTTCTCAGGATTTCTTCTAAGATTGATAGCCCAACCATCTTGATCAGGAGTTTCTCCTATAGGTGGTATCTGAGCATAGTCTCCCATGAATAAAATCTTTGGTTCAGGTTGTCCAAGAACACTTGCTCTTTCAGCTATTCTTTTATTTAAAGCCTGGATTTCTCTAGATCCAATCATAGAAGACTCATCTATAATAATCCAATCAGAACGGAATATCTCAGGATACATGTCTTTACCAGTCTGTTCTGATTTTTCCATATACTCTTCAACAGGAATAAGCTCAAAGGTTTCTTCACCTGAAGGTAGTACCTTTGGTCTAGACCCTAACAAACTAGCAAGTGTCTTAGCATCTTTATTACCTGCTCTTACCAACTCACCTTTAGCAGTGTGAGATATTGCAGTGTAAGAAATAACAGGTTTTCTTTTTGATGTACTAACAGCAAGAGCTTTTCTAATTGCTGTAGCAGCAGAAGCTGTTTTACCAGTACCACCAGCACCATACAACAAGAAACTATTATCTTCTAAAGTTTTTCCAAGTGGTTTATTAAAGAAACCAGCTATCTTATCTATAGCTTCTTTCTGATCTTCATTAGCTTCAAACACACCATTTGGTGTAGCAAGATCATACTCTTTAAGATCTTTCTGATTTATTGTAGACGGGTCAAAGGAAGGTTCATCAGGATCTCCTGAATAGTCTTCATCATTTGAAAAGTCTTGACCACCTGTTTCAGATATCAACCCTACAATCTTATCAATACCATTATAGAGAGTTGAGTTATCTGAAATCTTAATACCAAGAGACTTAGCTAAAGAATTAAACAAGTCTCTAAGTAATTGTTTAAATCTTTCAAGTATACTAATATTTATTCTTTCTTTGTATGGTAGAGTGTTCATAAACTGTTGGAAGACTTTATCAGTCATCAACATGCTGACAAACTCATCCAGGTTTGTTAATCCATAGTACATAGATTTTTCAGAAGGACTAATGTTCTTTTCTTGACTTTCTGAAGCCATCTCTCCAATAACTCTAGAAAGCTTAGCACCATGTTCTTCAGAACGTAAAACGTCTTTCTGAACTTTCTCAAACATGTCTTTTAGTGCATAACCAAAAGCAAGTTGTCTTTCAGTTAACTCTTTAGGTTTTGTCTTCAATACATTCAGAACTCCTGCTGTATAAGCATGTAATACTTCATGCATTATAACAGTTTCTAGATTTTCTAACTCACTAAGCTTAGGATTATCTCTCTTAGCAATCTCAGGATTAATACGTATTCTATTGTTTAAGTAGTCTCCCGCAGCAAAAGTCATGTTAGTATCAATCATAACATTCACATTCTTAACTCCTGTCTTAGAAACAATGTTAATTAGATCTTTAAAGAAAGGGTTCTTTGTGTTCTTTGCTATGTTTTTTAGTACAGTTTCCAAAGAGTTATTTCCTATTAGATCAGGAATAAGTTTCTCTGTAACAGAATCAACTGGAGAACTAGGAGCAAACGAAGGTGTTTCTGGAAGAACAACATTATCAAGCTGTGTTATATCAATCATAGATGAATCCACTATATTGTCTTGTGAGAATATAGCAGTAGCTGGATCAAGAGTTTCCATCATCTCACTACTAGGATCTATGATTAAACTACCCAGTCCTCCTATAGATGGAGGAGTGAGACCAATATTATTATCAGATAAGTCTGAAGATGTTATGACATTTTCAGCACTTTCTGCAGATGTTTTAGTAGATAATAAACCTGCATCAGATAACATTTTTTTTATTTGAGGCATGTTT